GGTTTATCAACTCTGCGGGCTCGGCTTGATGATGATAAACTCCTCAAGATGCAGCCAGATGTTCCAGGTTACAACATCTGGCTACATCTTCTGATAAATACCTCAAATACTGCAAATACCTCAACTGCTTCAGTACCTCAAGTACCTCGCCTATCTCTGCATCCACCTCAACTCCTGCTCTAGCTGTCCCTCATCAATCCTCACCCCACCTACGCACCTTGGGCACGTGAGGGGCAACGAGGGCGCCGTGGTAGCTGTCAGGCTGGTAACGGCTACTGGGTGCTAGCCCACACGTGCAAGCGGCCGGCAGCGGCGTCTCTCGCCGCCTCACGCTACCCCCGCCGTAGTTTACTAGCGCTGGACACCGTGGGTGGTGCCCAGTAGCCCGGAGCCGTGCCTGGAGGGCGTCGATGCGCCGCAGTAGGTCGGTGTTAATCTTCTCTGCTGCATCAAATGCCACCTTCCAATACTCCGCCTCTCTCCTCAACTCCGCCACCGTCTTCTCCTCTACCTTTGTGTTCATCAACATCGTATAGTCCTCTTAATCATCAACCTCTACATTACACTGCAACCTCTCCTCCTCAACCTGCTCCTCTAACGCCGCCCGCTGCTCCTCAAGCCTCTTCAGCACTTTAGCCTTGTAGGGCATATTCTTCTTATTCCTCTTTGCCCACTCCTCAACCTGCCCCAAGTCAAACCGCACGTTATGACGGCGGTCGCCGGGGATGATGACCGTAGGCAGGGGGTCCGTCTCCTTGGTCCTCCAATTCCAAATTGTCATGTTCTTCACATCAAATATCTTACAAACCATGCTTGTGGTTAGCAGATTGGTAAGCATTATCTGCTTGTTTTGATTAGGTTTACTGTCTTTCATAGTGGTTTCCTGTTGGGGTTGCAAATTAACGTATACATAACACATTGTGGCTTACAAAGCTAGGGTTTGTTACCTCTCCATCTACCACTCTTGCCCTCTGCGCCATGCCTTACGTTATACTATAGCTATGGAACGGAAAAAGCTAAAGAAAAGTAAAGAGCGGCAGGCGGCGTTGGATGCGCTGCGCAAGGCAAATCAACTACGCGCAGCAGGCGGAACGCCTAACAACTATGGGTACCGGCAGTTGTTGCAGCCGAATCCGGAGGTGGACCCGGCGGAGGTGCCGCCACACAATAGCAAGGGGCGGCAGCCGTCCATTGCGGACCCGGTAGTGAGGGAGAAGATTTTGGAGAAAATCCGCGAGGGCAACTTCCTGACCACCGCCGCCAGCTACGCCGGTATTACGCCGCATACGCTGAAGCGGGTGTTGGGAGAGGGGCGAGAGGGGAAGGACAGGTTGTACTATGAGTTTTGGCGTGAGGTGCAGCAGGCGGAGGCGGAGGCGGAGGTGAATAGGTTGGAGCAGATACAGCGGCATGCGGAGACGGATTGGCGGGCGGGGTTGGAGATACTGTCCCGGCGGTGGCCGGAGCGGTGGGCTAAGCGGGAGCACCACCGGCATGAGGTGTCGGGGGAGGTGGAGCATAGGGTAAGGGATGAGTTTGCGGGGAAGATACTGGCGGACCCGGTGTCCCGGGATTTGGCGCGGCAGTTGCTTAGCAGGAACAACGGAGAGGAGGGGGAGGAGGTGATGGATGCAGAGTATGAGGAGGTGCAGGGCGGTAACGACAATGAGTAAGCGGGATGCGGTGGAGGAGCGGGTAGGGCAGTTGAGGAGAGAGGACCTGGCGTATGCGATGCCGGGGGCGTGGGCAAACTATGCGAGTGAGGGGGAGTGGCAGTATAGCCGTCACCACTCGCACATCGAGAACTACCTACTGGAGGTGGCGGCGGGGCGTATTAAGCGGCTAATCCTCAACATGCCCCCGCAGCACGGTAAATCTCAGTTCGTAAGCCAATACTTCACCTCTTGGTGGCGCGGCCGCTTCCCCTCCAGCAAAGTTATCCTGACCAGCTACGAGGCGGAGTTTGCTGCTAGCTGGGGTAGGCGGTCGCGGGATGCTATGGAGCAGTATGGTGAGGCGGTGTTTGGGGTGCAGGTCAACCAAGACAGCGCCGCCGCTAGCTTTTGGACGCTGAGGGGGTACCAGGGGTATATGGCGACCGCTGGGGCGGGGGGGTCGATTACCGGTAAGGGGGCGGACTTAATGATCATCGACGACCCCATTAAGAACCAGCAGGAGGCGATGAGTGCGAGGAGGCACAGCCAGTTAGTGGACTGGTACCGCTCCACCGTCATCAACCGCATGTCCCCCCATGGGGCGATCATTGTGATTATGACCCGTTGGGCTTATGACGATTTAACGGGTTGGTTGATGCGGACTAACAGCAAGATGGAGGGGGGAGAGAGGCAGTGGTACCAAGTGGTGCTGCCGGCTGAGGCGGAGGGGGAGAATGACCCGTTGGGCAGACGGGAGGGGGAGCCGCTGTGGCCAGAGAGGTACAGCAGGGAGTGGCTGGAGGAGCAGAAAAGCTGGGTGGGGTCTTACTGGTGGAATAGTCAGTACCAGCAGCGGCCAGCGCCCGTAGGCGGCGACTTAATCAAACTCAGCTGGTTCCGCCGCTACAAAGCGGCGCCGGAGCGGCGGGTGGCGCAGCAGATTGTGTTGTCTTTTGATACTGCGCAGAAGGAGAAAGATATAAATGACTACACGGTGGTCGGGGTCTGGCTGGTGTATGACGACAAGTTTTACTTGGTGGATGTGGTGAAGGAGAGGATGGGACACCCAAGGCTGTTGGCGGTGGCGAGGAGCTTGGTGGAGAATTGGCGTCCGCATGTGGTGTTGGTAGAGGATAAGGGGAGTGGGACTAGTTTGATACAGCATTTGGAGGAGGATGGGGCGCCGGTGTTTAAAGTTGAGCCGGTGGTGGATAAGGTCATACGGTTGAGGAATGAGTCGCCTGCAATTGAGGCTGGGTTGGTGTACCTGCCGGAGGAGGGGTCGCAGCCGTGGTTGTTTGATTATGAGCAGGAGATGCAGGCATTCCCCAACAGCCTCTACAAGGACCAGGCAGATATGACCTCCCAGTTCTTGGCTTGGGCACGCGAGCGTCGTTCTGGTATCGAGATACTGTGATGTGCAATACTGCGGGGGCTTGAGGTTTTGAGGTAAATTGACTGAAACTAATTTTCATTTTCGTTTTAAACCCCTTAGCAATACCTGTGTACGCGCGTGGGGGAGGGGTGGAATCGAGTTATAGAATGGTAAAGCTGAATGAGTGACACGATAGAGGCAGATGGCGGTCAGTTAGAGTTGGGATTTGATGCCCCAGCGCGGGATGAAGAGGTGCAGGAGCGAACGGTCTCGCTCCCGGCTTCTCCCTTCGGCATCATTCAGCAAACCGCCTTCCCGCCCCGGCGCGGTACGTCTGAGCTGATAGCGATCTACAACGACAGCCCGTGGCTGAGGGCGGTGGTGCATAAGGTCGGGCAAGGGGTGGCGGAGACGGCTTGGCGGTTGTTTGTGTCGCGGGATAGTGAGGGGCGGGCGGTGCGCAATAAACAGGCGCAACGGGCGCCCCGCCAGCGGCGGCGGCGGATGTTAGCGGCGGCGGGAAGGTATTACCGGGAACGGCGGCTGGATGTGGACATAAATGAGGTGACGGAGCTGACAGACCACCCGCTGCTTGATTTGTTGATGTTGGGTAACGAGGAGTTGCTGGGGTTTAACGCCCTAATGACCACCCAAGTTCACTTGGACTTGGTGGGCGAGGCCTTCTGGATCAAAGAGCGCAATAACCTGGGGGTGCCGATTGCGTACTGGCCGATCCCGCCCGACTGGGTATTGGATCTCCCCACCCGCGACGACCCGCATTTCCGCGTCAGCGCCCGCAGTGGTGGGTTGGTGAATTTGGATGTGCCGGTTACGGAAATGCTGTACTTCCGCGACCCCAACCCGTCCAACCCCTATGGGAGGGGGAGTGGGACGGCGAGGGCGTTGGGGGATGAGTTGGAGGTGGATGAGTTTGCGGCTAAGCACCTAAAGTCCTTCTTCTTCAACCGCGCCCGGCCGGATGTGATCGTTAGTGGTGATAACATTAGTAAGGAGGATGCTAAGAGGTTGGAGCAGCAGTGGAAGCAGAAGCATGAGGGGTTTTTTAACGCTTTTAAGCCGCTGTTCTTTAGCCGTCAGATTGATGTTAAAACGCTGTCACAGACGTTTGAGAATATGCAGATGGTGGAGTTGAGGAAGCATGAGCGAGATGCTTTTATCAACGTCTACGGCATACCGCCGGAGAAGTTGGGGGTGGTAGGGGAGTCGAAGCGTAGCACGATTGCAGCGGCTGACTTTTTTTGGACGAAGGACATTATTGCGCCCCGGGTCGAGTTGCTGCGTAACTTCATCCAGTGGAAGTTGGTGCCGGAGTTTGATGCGCGGCTAATATTGGATTACGACACGCCGATTGTGCAGGACGAGCAATTTGAGCTGGAGAGCATGAGAGCGGCGCCGTGGGCGTATACGGTGAATGAGTGGAGGGAGCAGGCCAACCGACCAGCAGTGGAGAATGGCGAGCGGCATGTCTTCCCCGTCAACACCGTGTTGGTGGATGTGGCGGAGGGGGAGAATACGCCGGCAGACAGTGATAATGAGCCGGGGGTGCCGGAGGCGGACCCGGCGGAT